GATGATTATAAGTATAGTAAGCTTTTTCATATTATATTTTTAATTAGTAATTATTCGCCCCTTATCCTGCCTCACCAGGAACTATGAAGACTGATGAGGCAAGTAAAGGGCTAAGGACAAGTACCGTAACTGGAATACATTATCCCAGGGGTAGTTGAAGCCATAAACTTCTGTGCTGTCGCAGTTGAAGTGGCATAAAACTGAAAACATCCGCCAATAATGGTAGAAGTAGCAGAATTTGAAGTGGTTACATTTAATGAACCGCCAGAAATAACTGCGTCATCAGTAATTGTCAAATCAGTACCACGAACCTCTCCCTCTAAAGGAGAAGTCGTATCAGCACTTAACCCGTTAGGAAAACGAGAACCAGAAGAACCAACTGTTTGGTCATTACCACCAACCAGTTGGGTAGCCAATGCAATAACCGCTATAAGGGTTATGATTGGTAGCCATTTATTGATTTTTTCAATCATATAAGTTGGTGTTAGTAGTAATAATTACACAGTTGACCCGTTCGCACCCGCAAATCCTGTCCAAGTTCCAGGGAAATCAGACTCGTTAAACTTATACCTCATCACGTAGGTATCGTTATCAGAGTATTCCGGTGAAATCATCGTAGTGGTGACATCGTAGAATACCTTACGCATAACTTGGTGATTGCGACTAACGATACTGTAAGAAGTATTGGCGTTAGTAGCCGAGTTATAAGTTGAACCAAGGAAGATAGAAGCGGCGATACTTACCTGACCGTAATCAGTATCAAAGATGTTGATATTGTTTTCGGCACTATCGGCAAGCAAGGACGAATTCATCACTTCCTTAGCAGTCTTGTAAAGCAAGAACGGAATCACGATACCCTCAAACAAGTGAGAACCGGCATCTCCGTGCTGACCTTTTTGGTTAGCAAGAGAAACAGTCAAAGTCCACAAGTTGTCTGGGGTCAAAGCACCAGTCTCCAAGTTGTCAACAGTTACCCCATTAAGGGTTGTGTGGCTAGAACTTGCTACATATTTGTTACTTTTCTTTGATTTTATTTACCTTATATGATAGTATGCAAGTATTATTCGTTTAATTATCATATATGTCAGTAAAATGTATTGATTGTAATAAAGAACTAAACCCAGCTAATGTTCACGTTAAGCGTTGTCGCCAATGTTATTATTCTTTTATCGGAAATGATACTAACAAACCGTGGCTCAATAAAGAGTGGTTGATAGAACATTATGTCAATAAAAAAATGTCAATGGCTTCAATTGCTAAACTTTTTGGTATTTGTTCTAATACTGTGGAATCTGCCTTAAAAGATAAATTTCATATCAAAACTAGAGAAAAGAATCTTAAGGGAGAAAATAATCTATGTTGGCGTGGTGGTAAAGTTATGGTAAATGGGTATATCCATCTCTACCACCCTGAACCTCACGATAGAAAGCATAAAAGTTATGTCCCCGAACACGTGCTTGTTGTTGAAAAAACCTTAGGTAGAAAACTTAAATCTAATGAAGCTGTCCATCATAAAAATGGAAACAAATTAGATAACAGACAAGATAACCTACAAATTCTTTCTAATAGTGAACATCGGAGTTTAGGAAGCAAACTTGAACATTTTGCTCAACAAATAATTTACGGAGAATTAACTCCACATTTTAAAGATGAGTTATTACAATTATTTACATCTTACTTGTCAAAGAACGATTAAACATTTCTGTTTAATTCTACCGTTTCATTTTTAGATTATAACGGTAGGTCGGACTATACCATTATCCTAACAATAGGATACTCGTATTATAGTCTCTGAACCTCTCGCAAATTTTGCGATTTGGCTGCTGATTGCCTTTCTCAAGGTGTTCCAGCAATTTAACGAATTATTCAATATGCCTTTCAGCATAAGGGCGCTAGCAGTTAACGCTTGACCATCGGGAGTCGTATTCAGAGTACCAGCGAAGGCATCGCCATAAGTGGCGAGGATTGCCTTTTGGTCGCGGGTACGACGGCAAGCATCAGCAATCTGCTTACCAAGTTGCGCTCGCTTTCCGACCTGATCGGCACGAAAGGCCTCATCAGAGATAGGGATTTGATTGGCAAACTTCTGTGTGAACTTAGTCTTCTGATTGCCAATACGAGAGTCAACGCTTTTAATATCTTCCTGTTCTCCTGTTTCTTCTAGGTTAGGAACACCACCATCTTCGTCCCAAACGAATGCGACTTTGTCAGTGGAGTCCTGATTGAAGAAAAAGGAATCGGAAGCGGACAAATAGCCAGGTTGCATTTCTCGTGAGTATTCCTCGTAGAGAGCCGCGTCAATAGCGGTTTTGCACATATCTGGACTAAGTCCTGCGGATACACCGCCAGTAGAGCTAGACATATTTTTCTAAAGTTAAGTTAATAATTAGGTAACATCCAAGCAATAAGCTCTGGAATCGACAACAACATCTAGCGTGCCTTTGGCATAGTTGCCATTGACAATCGTTAGACCATTGACATCAGCGGCGGCGGTATCCTTGATGGTGTAAAGTTCACCACCGTCAGAAGCACCAGTCGAATTGTAGTCAATCAAAGTCTTATCCATAATAATTGCTAGGATTTCAGCGTCGGTATCAACATTAGCAAAGGTTTCACCCTTACCACGAATCAAACCAACCTGTGGAACAGGAACAGCAAGCCAAGCGGAATGAGCCACAACCGTGCCAGTATTAAATGGCAAACAGTTGCTTAATGCGATTCCACCAAAATTGTGAGTCAATTATGTTATCGCAAGTTTTCTATTTCTTGCTTCACTGCCTTTATATATACGCAGTGTTCAGGTCATATCATCGCTTTCGCGCGGGTTATTTATAGGGATTATATTTATTCACCCTTGACCGTCACACACGCCCAGAGAGCCTTTCGTAATCTCTCTTGCTGGCTCGGTATTACCTCTTTTTTAGAGGCTTCCACCGAATTAAACCCATTTTCAAGTATTCCTTGAAGTGTTTTTATAAATAGATGTTCTCTTTTGTACATTATTTTGTGGCAATCAAGACACAATGTAATTCCGTTACTCATTTCTGTTCTTTTATCAAGATTATCTCTGAATGGTTGAATATGATGAGCATTTAAACATTTCTTCGATCTACACACACGGCAGGCAAAGTAATCTCTTTTGAATACCATTCGTCTCCATTCCTTATATTCAACAGTGTGCCTAACTTTGTTATTTTCAGGTGTTACTCCACCCTTCCATTGCCAATTCTTTTCTCCCTCCATATAAGGATTATTTTTGCCTAACCAATATTTATTATGTGCGGAATTTTTTCTTAGCTTTTCCCTCATCTCATCGGAAATAATTTGTCCTTTTTTAAAACGTGTATTTTTTCCTACCTCTCTCAGTATATTACCTAAAAGCCTTTTATGGTCTTCCGAGAGTTTAATACCACGTTTGTTAAATTTTCTATCAATCCAATCTTCTTGGGACATTTTTCTTCCTTTATTCCAAGCTATTTGGACTCCTTTCTTGCCTTTATTCCACGGAATATTGCCATTTTTAAATGGTTTTTGCATCTATTTATTCTAACATATTTCAATGAACAATGCGGCTCTCAAAAAAAACCGATAACTGGGGTATCGGCAGCAGCCAATACGAAAGTATTAGCCGAAGCAACACCAGACGAATAAGTAGCAACAGAGTGCAAAGGCTCGCCTACTTCATACCGAGTGGCAGAAGCGGCAACTCTCACCTGTCTTGAAGCTTGCGCTCCAATTATTTTGAGATCTCCACGCATATTTTTAGGTTTTAAATTTATAATGCAACAGTTAAACCTCTCAGTTTTTACTGAGCTTTGAGATAAGTCTAGTATCTCGCTAGGATTACTTAACTATGCGAGTTTTTTTAGTCTTTGGGTCGTAAACGAGTGTCCCACTTGAGATTTTTTTCTCATATTGGCGGGTCGTTCCATTCCAAGAATAGCCGACAGCTTTAATGGCTGTTGCATCGGCTGGAGACATTTTGGGTTCACCTGCTTTAGGAGCGTCTTGATGGGTGCCAGCTGGGTTATTATTAACACCAGATTTGGACTTCAAGGCTCGTAGAGCTTCGTTCCTTTCACCGATTAGCTTTTTGCGGTTAGCAATGACAAACGATTCTTCAATCTGTTCCTCTAGTGAAAGATGTGGTGGAAAGGTGCGGTTCTTGTGGATTTCGATAATGAGAGCTTTCTCACTATCAGAAGTCGCAATTTTACTAGCAATTTCACCAATTCTTTGAGTTTCAAGAGACTTGGTAGTTTCTTGTCGCTCTTTAGCTAGAATAGATTGGAGTTCCTTAGAAGTTAAAGGTTTATCTTCCTCTTCCTCCTCGGTATCGTCGTCTTTCTTTCGCCTTGCTTCACGCAATTTGAAAGCGTTATCCGCAGCCGCTTTTTCGGCTTTCTCCCTCGCTTCTCGCTCTTTGGCGAGTTCAGCTTCGTAATCTATGGTGTCAGCGTCCTTGTCCTTAGATTTATCCTCTTCCTCGGATTCCTCCTCTTCGGATTCGTCTTCAGCAGTTTCATCATCAGTTGCTTTCGCTTTGGCTTCGGCCTCCTGTGCGGCCTTGATTTCTTCTTCAGTCATAATATATGGCATCTGGTATTGTAAGCCTCCAGTGGGCTAGTTAAGGTCTTGCGACCATCGGTTTCCCGTTATTAAAATTACCTTTTTCGTTCTTTATGCTATTTAAACGAGTATTGATACAATCAAGGGCATATAAAAACATTTTGCCAGCCGTTAGTTGCTCTTCGTTTTGAGCAAGAAGAAACATTTTTTTGTTGGCGTTAAAGCGGATGTCGTTTTGTAAAACTTCCCAGAGCTTTGACTTGAGTAATTGTTGGGCTTCGGCGATCAAGAGATTTTTCATTGTATCGTTAATCGGCTTGCCCTCAATACTCCACTGGCCAAACTCATTTTCCTTGAGGATGTCGTCAGTTCCGATGGTGTTAAACATCTTCTTGACGGCATAGGTTAGGAGTTTTGCTCGTTCCATCTTGTCTAGTTGTTCTACAAATTCATCAACGCTTATTTTTCTTTTAAGGAATATCATAGTTCTTTATTAAAACTTATTCTTCGTCTTCCTCAATCGTTTTCTTGACTTTCTTTTTACCTTTCTTAGCTTTGGCAATTTCCGCCGCCTTAACTTCCAATGGGATTTCTTCGTCTTCGCCGACTAAGACCTCATCACCGTCAATATCCCTGAAAACAAGGACTACTTCTGGCTTAGTTTTTGGTTTCTTTTGGGCAAAGTCATAGAAACAACCCATCTGGACTTTATTCTTCCCTTTAAGAATAAGTCCACCCAAGCGGTCATATTCGGCAATCTTAGCCTCATCAGAAGCATTATCGCCAACACCGCCAGACAAACGACCTTCACGCTGGATAGTGCCGTGTAAAGCTCTATCCCACTTCTCACTATTCACAATCGTAAATCCTAGAACATTCATAAATTTAATTTAACTGATAAATTATTTCTTTTTCGAGACCTTTTTAACTGCCTTCTTTACTTTCTTAGCCACCTTTTTCTTTTTCATTTGATTATAGATAATTCTTTTAAGATACGACCTTTTTGGTTAATAAATTTATAAACCATCGTGATTGTCTGATAAATTCTACTGTCTTATATGTGTAAGTATCCGTCTGCTTGTGGCATTCCTCGCATATTACATCGGTAATTGTTGACTTAATAATCTATTTTCGGCCATTTGACCAATCTGTGTTTGTGGAACTTTATCTTGCGTTGTTTGTTCAATGATTGGGTTAGCAACCATTAGGTCTTCCCCGCTACTTTGGAAATATGAATATAATAATCTCCTTGTCAGTTCTTCTTGAGATACATACTGATTATTAGACAACAAAGAATATAATTGATTTAACACGGGTTGCCAATAGTCACTATTCTTCGCAAACATTTCCTCGGTATCACATTTGGTCAGATACTTGTAGCGAGCAAATAATTCAGGATTGACTAGAATAACGCCCTCGTCTTCGCCGTACTCCTCCAGCATTTCCATTTCTTTGTATTCCTTTTCCTTGTCGGTCATCTCCTTTCCTATCAAAGACTCATCAAACTTGATTCGCTTTTTATAACCTTTGCTTTGACCTTTCTTTTCTAGGAAGAACTGGCGGTATCTTAACTTCATATTATCCCCGACCAGCTGGTCAATTTGCGGAATAGTGTAGTGATTTAGAGCAATATCTTTCATCAGGTCGCCGTACATAATGATTGACTCAGCAATAGACTTACCTACTGCCCCAATCATCTTCTTAGCGTTAGCTTGGGCTTGAGCGACATTGTAAGCCTTCTGCGAGGCATCAGGAAGTTGGCCGGAGATAGTTTCGTTGACCGAACCCTCGGTGATAGACTTCTCGGTTTCCCTCAAAGCATTAAACCCAGCCGACATATTACTATTCGGCATCAGAGGCGTAATTCTTGTCTCCTTGTCCTCAAAGGTAACGACGGAGCTTGGGAAGATAACCTCAGAGTCCACTTTATCAGAGCCAGAGATGGCAATCGGCATTTCCACCTCAAGCAAAGCTCGGTTCATTACCACTTCGGACATCGCGTCATAGAGCATATTGTCCCAACCGACAGCATTCATCATTGACTTGTAGTAGAAGAAATGGTCGCCAATTCGCATATAACCGAAAGGTACAACATTGTATTTCGGGGCAGATTTGTTGTCACGGTGTCGGATAGGGTTGTTTTCCACATCCTCATTGCCCATATAAATACCATTCAGGAAGCAAACTTCGGTATCTTCTCGCCTGTTAAGCCAAGTTTCTTCGGCAACAAGCGTTGGATGTTCGTCATCAAAAATATCATAAAATAGACCGTCTTCGTCGTTGTAGATTGACTTAATACCTTTTTGGACAAAGCCCCAGTTCGGATGAGTACCGTATTTAGCTTTTAATTCGTCATAATCCACCCAGCGTCTTTTGATTATCGCGCGCTGTTTTTGGATGTTACGCTCGTAAGCGTTAGTGATTAAAATTTGAGTCGCGGAATAAATTGGAGCTTGAAAACCACTTAACACTTCATCTAAGACTTCTTTCTTATCATAACCCTGCTCGGTCTTCTCTTTGATAGTCTGATAGCATTCGTAAAATTCAGCTCCTAAATAAGTAACAGGACTTTGTAAGGCGGAGAAAACAATTTGCAAAAAAGACGATTGATAGTTAGAGTTGGTCGGTTCAGCCATCCATTCAATAATATCTCGCATTACTTCGGAGAAGTCTCGGTCTACTTCGTCATTTTCGTTTTGGGCTTGAAAGACTGGCAGAATATAGTTGGTCGTCAAGTTGGCGTGCATTGCAATACCCTTATTTCTAGCCATAGAACGAGTGCCACGCCATTTCCACTGTTCGTTAGGGTCGGCAGTTTCCGTATCAACAAAACTATTAAACATTTTGCTCCCACGATTCAAGTCATCAATCACACTTCGGTCGTTGAGTTCTGTCCAAGGTTTAGTTAAGATGTCCATTCCTTGAGAATAGTCATCGCGAACAATACGAGTTAGCTCGGCAATTTCTTTGCTTGGTTGATACACCGAAAGACTTTGTGAAATTTTACCGTTTCTATTTTTTGTTAGGTCTCCGATCATTTTTTAGAATTATTTGAGAATTATTTACTCTATTTTACCATAAAATGACATTGTCTGCAAACCCAAACAACGTCAAGAGGCTTAGTATAGTCTTTATGGTGAGCTTCTAATACCTTTTTCCTCTTACAAAACGCACATATTTTAGATTTTACAACCCGACCTTTTAAAATGTTATATTTAACGATTATCCTTGCCAGTTGCTTTTCAGGATACTTATCGATTGACATTTTGACAGCTCGTCTGGTGGCCAATTTACCACTATCTGTCAACCTATATTTTTTCTGACGCTCTGTGTTACAATCTCGACAATAATAATATTGATGACCATATTTGTTCTTAAAATGTTTAACTAGATTATCTGATTCTTTTTTACATTTACAACATATCTTTTTAAGATAAATAAAGTCTGTCTTTGGTTTCCAACCACCGTTTATTTTCCTCTGTTTTACCTTTAATACAAGTTCTTCTTTGTGAGTTTTCCAATACTCACGCATATACACCGTAATTTTTTCTTTATGTTCTAAATAGTACTTCTTCTTTCTGTCTTTATTTATCTCAGACCATTTTTTATAATAAATGTTTTGTTGTTCTTTTGTACGCATTATTGAATAATACCATTTTTTCAATGTCAAGCAATTATCTAAACCGAGAATAGCCGGAAGATTTTGGTCGGTGGATGGAAATTGATTTTTGTTTCTCATTAACTACTTGCGATTGATAAGCAGTAGCATCTAAGACATCATCGTGAATACCATTTGGAAATTGTATTTGCTCTTCCTCCAAAGTATCACAACGACCTTTGATGTGTCGGATAGAACCACTGGCATACCTCGGAATCAAGCCCCTTATTCGTATCTCTTTGGCGGTTTGGTTGTGCTGTAATTCTACAATCGGCAAAAACTTATTGCGTTTCCTTTGTTCACTGTCTAAAAATGGCTTAATTCCCCATAAATAAGCGGTCTTTTCAATTCCGATGGCTGAGTATTTTCTCGTCTCGTGCAATGAAAATAGATTGTCAACAAGTTCTTCAGGACTTAACTTTGCGTGCCAGGCTTTCAGGTTCCAAAAGTTCTCTTTATCCACTGAGTTATCGCAAAAACCACAATAATCAGCTTGAGCTTGTTTACTCATTGCGGTATCAATGGTCAAGTAATTGGCTGTCTGCATAGAGCTTAGTTCCTCTTCACTGATTGATTTATACCATTCAGGTCTAAACTCTTGGTTTTCAGTCAAGATAGGTGAACACTGGTAAAGAGAAGAAAAATCATAAGGGCCGATGGTATTTTTTATTTCTTCCAGTGCGTCTAGGTTGTATCTTTCCGGCCATAACGCTTCCCCTTGTTTTCTATGCTTTCCGTCCTTTGTCGCAATGGCGGGAAATTTAATAACCTTTGTCCTATCTGCAAGAGCTTCATTAGTTAAAATACGACCGGCTAAATCGTCTAAGTGCCAACGGGTAAGGATTAAAACAACAACACCCTTAGGATGAAGTCGAGTAAAAGCGGTTGATGTAAACCAATCCCAAGTTTTATTTCTGTATGTTTCGCTTTCTGCTTCTTCTCTGTTCTTGATCGGGTCATCAATGAGTAAAATATCAGCACCACGGCCAGTAATAGGCCCACCAACACCCACAGCAACATAACCTCCGCCCTCTTGGGTTCTCCATCGGCCTCTCGCTTGTTCATCGGAACGTAATGTAACTTCCGAGAATATAGCCTTAAACTCTTCACTGTTCACTTTCTCTCTAGTCTTAGAGCCAAAGTCTTGGGCTAATTCGGCTGAGTATGAAGCCTCAATAATCTCTTTTGCTGGATTCCTGCCTAAAAACCAAGCGGGAAAGTCAATAGAACATTCTTGAGATTTCCCGTGTCTGGGCGGAACAGTAATAATAAGGATTTTATAATCCCTATCACCAAATTGCTCAATATGCTCAAGCTCTTGAGCAATCCTACAATGATGCCAATTAGGGTCATACTTTGGATTAGTAGCAATTTCAAAGTCAATCAGGTTATTCCTGGCTTGATTGATTATCAGTTGATGCTCCTCCAACAATTCTTCTTGCAATTTTTGTTGCTCGTTCGTCATTAAAAATAAAGAAGTTATTTTGCTGGTTTGGCTTATTTTTTTCAGATTCGGTCATTCCTAGTATTTCAGCTCCTAACTTCAATTCTCGCTCTCGCTTCTTAGGTTTAGCTTTTATGTCTGCAACAAGTGAAGTTGTTATAAGCTCTTCTGTTAAACCAAATTCTCTCAATGCGTCTTTTACTCCTTTTTGAGCAATAACCTCTCCAGCATGTTTATCACCAGTAACTACACCATATCCACTAGAAACCACAAGCTCTTTTTTATTCTTCCTTTGTCTTGGTGGGAGTTTCTTATTAGCAACAATGGCTTCTGCTAGTGTTTTTTGGCGTAGTGTTGGCATTTATTTCATCCCGTGTCGCTTCATTACAGTTCCACGGCTATCATAATATTGACCTGTTCCGTTTTGATAATCTTGTTTCCACAATTCGTGAATTTTATTTTCTTTCGCTATTTTATTCTTAACGCCAGTTTTTACTTTGTCGCTGGCGTATTTTAGTTTACCCATAGCTCGGTAAATAATGTTTTTGCTTGCACGAGAAGTTCCCATATTATCTTTCTAAAATTATTAAATCTTCGACTTTTTCTATGTATAATTGTCCACAATGAGGACATTCCCACTGACGAAATTCATAATTTGTACCGACCTGAACTGGTGCATATTCAGCATCAGCTATAAATTTGAAACCACAATTGCAATCAATTTCAAACCCTAAAGGTGTTTTTATTCTTTTTGTCATAATTTTATTTTACCATAAAATTACTTATTTTTCAATGCTAGCCATTATCGTTGTCCACGATACTATCGTATCCCGCCTGTCTGTCCATTTCCATTTCCCGTTGATTTTCTGTGAGCTGTCCTAAATGGATTTTGTTTGAGATGACAAATTCGTTCAAGGCACGGGCAATAGCATATTCTCCATCTCCGTGAATAGGGTCTGGTATTTCAGGGGTGATAATTTCTACTGTGATTAGGTTCGCTACTACTCCCACAGCGTGTTCTACGGCGTAATACATTGCTTCGGTCGGGTCAATGATGTCCTTTCCAATGGCAATTCCGCCGTCTACGCTGGCTTGAATAAGCTCATAAGGATAAGCGATTGCTGTTTTTAGCGGGTCGTCATCTTTCATTTTGTCGGCGATTTCTTTTAAGCAGAGACCACCTCCTTTGACATAACCACCTCGTAAGGCCGCCTTGCAAGCGTAAACTCCGTCTTCAATCTTTAATTTCTGATACAAAGACTCGGCTTCGGTTGAATCGCCTACTCTGATTACACCTACAGCGGAAGACATAGAAGCAATCCGTCTTTCCAGTAGTTTCTTAAATTGTTCTTGGCGAGTTTCAGCGAGTTGTCCTTTTAAGATAGCAATGCGTTCGGCAATTTGCGATGAGGTTTTTTCCTTAAATACTTTTTTCTTTTTACCAGCCACCTCTTCTTCAGTCGCAAAAGACATCACCTCCTCTTTCTCTCCTCGTCCTCCAGTCGCAATAGCGTCTTCTTTATTTTCGGTGTCCTTTACAATGAGTTTTCCGATAAAGCCTAAATCTTGTAAAGAGACATTTTGCAATCGGTGTCCTTTATTTTTATCTATAAATTTAGCTCCGCAGTAAATAGCCAAATCTTCAAATTGTTCAGTACGAAGTGAGGGGGCTTTAACAGGGAAGAAAAAATAACCAGCTTTAGTCGCGTTGACCATATTGACTAAAACATTCTCGGAAAATGACGGTGCGATAACAATAATTTTAGATGTTGAAGCATTGAGTTTTTGGAATGTCTGCCCAAATTCGTTAGCGTTATCTAATGCGTAGTTCGTAATAAAAACAGGACAGTCTACTGCTTCCATTTCATAACGTTCGGGTTTATTTACAAAAGCTCTGGCTGATACTTTGGCCGGAAAACGAAAACCCTTAATAACTTCGGTTTCAATTTCTCCTTTATAACCCTCCACCACATCAATAAAGCCGTCTACTCCTACCTCCCAAGCCATTTTAGCTACAATTTTACCAATTTCTCTGTTCTCAATAGAGACCGTAGCAATGTTTTCTAGTTCTTGCAGAGTTTCAATTTTTTTAGCGGATTTTGTAATTTGCTCTTTAACCTTTTCGGCACTTTCTAAAATCTGCCTTTTGAGGGTCATTACGCCGATCGTATTTTTTTGGACAAATTCGCTTTTACCTTCGGATAGTTGGTTATATAAATCATTAAAAAGTTTCCCTCCGATACAGGTAGTCGCAGTCGTGCCGTCTCCCACTCGTTGATTGGTTCGTTTGCACCCTTCTTTGAAAGCATTGGCAGCTAAATTAACAAATGGGTCTTTTGGTTCTTGGCAATCGGCGACAGTTACACCATCGTTGATAATCCTACTTCCACGATTAAATGTCCGATAGAGCAGGGCGTTCTTGCCTTCCGGCCCAAGTGTGAGCGCTGTAGGAATAAAAATAGCATTAACTCCTTTATAAATAGCTTCACGAGCCTTGTTGCCAAGTAGCGTTTTTGTCGTTTTCATAGTTCTAAGTTACTAATAATTATTTCTTAAATCCTGTTACGATTGTTAAATTATTCTTACGCCAATCTTCATCTATCCAGCAATCTTGAACCTTAGTCGTTTTATCTTTACGGATAGCTTCTTGCGCGCTTTTAGCCATTATATACTTTCTGATGACATAAAGTTGTTTAGTCATTGCATTTTTCACACCTCCCGTCATAGGTTATTTTAACTTCTTAATTAGTATGTGAACAATACCCTCTTCGGTCGCATATAAATCATCTCTCTAAAATACTTATCTCAATATACTCTTTTTCACTTTTTACTTTTTCGGCCGATAACCATACTACCTGTTTGTCGTCTTTTATTACCCCACATTTCACTAACATATCCTCGCAGGTCTTAATCATATTGCTCGTATCCGCTCTTTTATAATTCTTAACATAGAAAGTGTAGCTTACGTCAATTTCGTTTGATATGGGGCATTTTGGAGGATTCAGGAGGTAGCCTACATCCTTTTCAAACTGTTTCAAATCAGCACTGGCGAATCTTCGTCCCCTATACGCCTTGTTTATTGATAGAGCTTTGACGGGGAGTGTAATTTCCATAGAGTTTGTTCAAATATTCTCGCTTCTTAATATAATCTACAACTTTAGAAATATCCCGCAGTTCCTGTTCGGTGGCTTGGTTTAATGCGATCCACACATTCTTTTCTTTATCAAAATCTCCTCGGTCTTGGTAATTACAAACAGCGTGGTGTTTTTCACAGATTGGCACAAAATTCCAAAGAGTGTCTATTTGTTTGCCACCATAAATTACAGCGTGTTCAATCGTTATCCGTCCAGCACAACCACCGTCTTTTAACCTAGCACAAACTTTATAATATTTATCTTTGTCAATTATCTGCCGAAACTTGGGAGAAATAGGACGCATTTATGTTTACATTATACACTATTACTGGCTACTTCACAAGGCTTTTTACCCACAACCCCACCACAATCGCCGGCACTATCGGCAACCAAATGAGATAAACTAGGAAGAGGTTAAGTTTCATTTGGATAATAATCTTTCACTGACAATGTCTGATTCTAAACTCTCAATCACTGTCTGTAATTCATAACCTTTAGCGTGCATTTCTTTGATAGACTCCAAGATTTCCAATCGGATTTTATCTTCTAACTGCATAATAACTCTACGCCTCTCGCCTTTGATAGAATTAGGCTGGGGGTTACCAAACGATTTAGAAGTCTTTATCATACAATCAGCACACAACGCCATTATTGGTTTGCCAAATCTTGAATCATCAGGATTATATGTTAGTTCTTTTCCGCAATCGGAGCATTTAGTCGGATCTATTTCTTTAAATTTCATATTTTATTTCTCTTAGCCATTTTATAAACGATTGTCTAGTTCTTGGTTGTTAGGCATTGGACAATATAATTACGGATAAAAACATAAGCAAATACACTAGCCAAAAATCCCATCTAAAACACGGTCTACCAGTTATTACAGCAAATAATCCATAACAAAACGCAACTCCAAGCATTGTTAATCCTAGTATCAACATATTCATTTCATTACCTCATTAAGTTCTGACAAAATATCTTCGCAGGCTTGGTTGTAAGCCAGCCCTACTCCATCTCCTCTACTGTCATAGGGGTCGTTTTTCTTTTTCAGTTCTGCCACGGACTCCTTCACCGCTTGGAGAAGGTTTAGTTGGGATTGGTGTTTTTGAGCTTCAACAAATTCTTTAATAATTCCGATTGTATCTGCCGTTAGGTGAGTTTGTTCAGTATATTGGCTTTCTTTGCTCCAAAACTCTCTCCAATTATCGTAAAAATTATTATCTTTCTCGCTCGCTTCTAGTGTGGTTTTTATGGACATGGTTAGTTATTTTCAGAGTGTTCTAACCCTAGTTGATAAAACTTTTCGCAAAACCTTAATACGTTTTGATAACTAACGTAAAAACCTGCATTGCAATTTGCACATCCGCCAGTATATCTGTCCAAATCTTTCTTTAACTCCTGATATTCTCCGTTCTTTTTATCTCCAACCTTTGAAATTCGAGAAATACATGCGTCACAAGCTGGTCTATCGCTTATAAGACCACCCAATCGGGAATCAAATAATTGTTGGCAAAATATACATAAAGTTTCTTTGTTGTTGTTCATCGTCTTTCTAAAATTAAACTGCCATCTAGCTTTGAGTGTGAGTACCGCCATTCGTGGTTCTCCCCACCAAGTAGCCAGTCTCGAAAATCATTGATAATATCTTCACGATCCATATCTATACACTCAAATTCGTTAATTATTTTCTGTTCCCACATTTGTTATTTATATTCCCCCTAACCTCGCCCGCTTCACGAGTAGGCGAGAGGGGTTAGATTAATTCTTTTAAGATTTCTAAAAAATCATCTGGCGTCATTTGTCCGATAGCTGTGCCTATTCCCATTAACACTAACGTTTCATCCTCTCCAGTATTATCTATCGCAAATTGAATGGCGTTTTTCACCAATTCTTTGGTTGCTCTAAAATCATTATTTACAGAAACAGTGAAGCAAGCATTGCCTATCCGCTCGTTGCCACCGCCCCTCAGTTGCTTCATTTGGCAGTAATAGGGGAAGTATTTAGCAAATTTAGCGTCTATCCCACCTCCAAAACTGAATTGAGGGTTGCTGGCGGTCATCAGAACAGCTCGTGGTATTTCGGTGGATTTACGAAAGTAATCATCACAGTAGCTTTCAATGCCCAGCTCTCGCACCTTTTCCACAAGATGTGAATTTAAATCGCAGAAGATTATTCGGCACATACAAATTTTCCTTTTTCTAGTTTGTAATAAGTATCAGCCTTTAATTTTTTACCATCAATTTTTTGGGACTTTACGCAGACCAGAACATATCTTGATTTTTTGTCATCAAATTTCCATTCAAATTCCCATTCAGCCAAAACTAACCAATTACCAATCGCCCCTTTGCCAATATTGTTTATGCCTATACCAGCCACAATGCTGTCTTCGCCTTTAGAAGCGAGTTTAGCGGAGTCACCAGAAGAAGCGAGTTTAGCGGAGTCACCAGAAGAAGCGAGTTTAGCGTAGTAACCAGAAGAAGCGAGTTTAGCGGAGTCACCAGAAGAAGCGAGTTGAGCGTAGTAACCAGAAGAAGCGAGTTTAGCGGAGTCACCAGAAGAAGCGAGTTTAGCGTAGTAACCAGAAGA